GGGCACTGCTGTCCCTTCCTCAGAGTCGACGCGCGTATTTAACTTTGGATTTTGTGTCGGTGTGAAACCTAGCTTGCGACTAGGAGACCCCGTGCACTGGTCCCGTCAAACCTCGCGCGAAAACTCCCTTACCGTTTCTCGTCTGGTTGAGTTTCCAGATCTGAAAGGGCTACCCACCTTCGCTGAATTTTAAGCAAAGGTCTCTGCGGTACACCCGACGTCCACATATCATATGGACTCGGCTCTTCAGTGAAATACTGAAGTAGCGCAGAATCGTCTTCGATCGGCGTTCTATGCTGGCGCGTTATTTTGGCGCACAGCTTGAACTCGACTCGTTGCAGCTTCTCGTTCCAACGACTTGGTAAGTCATTGTCAAGTTGGCTGGTACGAGACTTCAGACCGAAGGCACCGCATCTCATTCCTACCTTGGGTATATCCCTTGGTAACGTCGACGAAACAACAGCAGAGGTGTTAAGCAGCCACTTCTTATAGAAGTTGTTGCTCACCTCAACCGTCGAATCTAGAGATGCTGGTTTGCCGTCGTTCGGGGCCTTCCAATAGACCGGGGTAACGTTAATCCCGGCAAAGGCGTCAATCCCACAAGACTCTCTGAACATCCCAGTCCAGAAAGACTTCTGTACATTGACCTTGAAGTGTAACACCTCAAGGGCCTCGAACAAAAGCTCCCGACTGTCAGAGGGGACGATGATATCGTCCCCAAAGACGGCTACTTCTCCTCGGAGAGCCGCGATTGTGCTCTTGTTAACCGGTTGCTCACGTACGGTAAGTACGCAGGCAATTGCGATTGACATGAACATTAGCGACTCAACAGGAAAAGTACAGGCGCTTCCCATAGTTGAGAATTTTCTCAGTTCTACAAACTCCGGCGCATGACGCGTAAGAGTTTGCCGAACCCTATGGGTCCTGCATGCCTTAAGGCAACGTAGCAATTTCGCATTACTGCGAAAAAGTTGCCCGACAGCGTGGCAGGTAACGCGATCGCTCGCAGCCGATAAATCGACTGTAGAGAGCAAACCGTTAGAAGACCCAAGTCGACACAGGTCCTGATTAAGACTTTGATCGTCGAAACGAACAAAGAAACTAATCCAGGATCCCATGCTTCGCTCGCGCATGTAGTGCCATATATTTTGCTGGCACCACTGATGTGCGCTCGGCTCCGCGGCGATAAGCCGCGGTTTCGAGTAGGACTTCGGTACAGCCACCAATCGAGAGTAAGGTTCTGACGAACCAAGACCCTCGAGACGGTGTATGTCACGGGCCCAACTGCTATAGCTATGGTAACCATAGTTGGCAATTGGGTATTCGCGCTCCAGAGTATCTGACCAGTTAGACCAACTGTACTTGTTGGTCGGCCCAGTGACCTCTGAAATAGCACCTGGTCCGTGTCTGAACTTCCAATCATCCGGATCGTAAGATCCGAGCGCGGAAGTAACAAGACCTGACACGACGTCAAGTCTTGCAAGGAAGGCTGATAATCGTCCGCGTTCACACGCAGGCGAAGATTCAACTCGCTCCGTGTAAAGCGTTGATTTACTAAATCCATGGTAAATCTCCGTAGAACACGAAGTAGAAGAACCCGGAAGCCAGAACTCATCGAGCTCTGGTAGTTCCTTATCAACATCAACAAAGTCGAGGATTTCTCTCTCAACTTTGTCATCGCTACAAGCGACCGAGGCCTTCTTCGCAGCAAATAATATTTGCCGTATGAAGAAAATAGCCTGGATGTCATAGTCTTCCCTCAGACGACCATCCTCGTGAAACACGAGTAAGTAGAGTCCCCTAAGAAACTTAGGGATCACTACTCTGTTCGAAAACCTCTTTGTTAGAGGGAGTCCGGACAGTTTGTACTCGCCAGACGCAAGACACTTATCAAAGTGCTTGCCTGCCGCAGGGAGGTCTAGCAGATAAACTGCTATTCCTCTCTGTGGTACGAGGACATTGAGACGGGCGAGATCTCTCTCAAATTCCGCCTCAAGCGTCGGATAGGCCTGTACTGCGTCCCGAAAGAGCGCAGCATAGACCTTACTCAACTCCCGAACATGGCAATTAGACATACACGGATAAACTCCGCGAAATGTCCCATGCTGTTCGGCGTTACGCTACCACTGTCGAATTCGATAGCGAAGCTAAATCGGTTATTAGCCGATATAAAGCCTCACGACTCGAAGTTCAACAAGCTCGTCATGAACGCGTTCGACGATGCGATCATAAGATCGGCAACGGCGTCCGCAAGGGCTACCGACGTTTCGGAGGGTTTGACCTCCAAAACGAAGTAGAACTTCCGTTCATATTCGGGCACGCCGCCGGCTTCGAAAATCGTTTGCACGACTTCGAAGTTATGGCGGTCGTACGCAATCTTCACGCCGGCCGAGTTCACCCGCGAGGTTTGACCCTCGTTGTGGCGAATTTTGGCGCGATACGTGCCGGTTGCGTTTTTGAACAAATACTCAGAAGTGTACTTGTCCTGGTTGATCTTGATCAGGGTGATGTCACCACCAGCCTGAGGAAGAACGAGCGTATTGCCTAACATGGGAGAACTCCTGGCACTCGCAGACAGTTTTGCGGCTATCGCCGCAGTGCCGCCAGCGATGCCAGTATCGACATCTTCCCACTATCAATAATGGGAAGGGTAGGGAAAGGAAACGGTAACACAGGGAACGCCGGATAGCGTTCCTTGCGCTCGTACTCGATCACAAAGTCACTATCCAATGTGACCCATGATGTAGAGACCGAGCGATCCACCTTAGCATCGGTTATACATTTTAACCGACGCATCACGCAGATCTTCTGCCACGTAAGGCCGACTGTATTGTTCGTTGCGGCGATAACATCGCCGACATTCGAAAACCAGTCAATAAGCCACGACCAGGGAGTAAGCTCCCAGGCAGTAGCTAACGCTTCATGACTTGTCAGGCCTAACGAGAGTCGGCGGGCTAGATTATCTAGCACGCCTGCACCCAAGTTAGGAAGCTGACTGCCAGACGCAATTTTCCATTGCGCCGAGCCCCACAGCTCCTTGCTGTAGAACCTCTGAAGTGTTCCTCTCATGAGGACACCGAAACCCGCATGATACCAGTGATTGGTTTCAAGCGCGTCTTTGGCGTAGACCTTATCGAGGTGACACCGTCTCCGAAGGACCCGGCCGTCCCGCAAGGCGTACAGTTCAGTAAGGCGATTATTCATCGCTCGCTGAAAGTCCATTAACTTGCGGAGGTCGCTAATCATTGGGCGAATGGCCCACCGCCAACTTAAGTTAGCGGTGGCGACAGCCTTTAACAGGCCATCACCATACCCTTTGACTAGCGAAGGAAGATCTTTCAGTTCACCAATGAACGAAGGTACGCTAACATGAGGTACCTGCGGATTGGTCCCTGCCAAGATCGCCCAAGCGAGGTTGTTCAGGTCAATACCTGTTAACGAACCAAACTTGGCCGTGGGATTGGTAGCAGCTGGCTTGTCAGCGATAGGCATTGACACAAATTCATGTGCCAGTAACCCGTTGCTAGCGTACAGCTGCCCGTTCAAACTGGGATAATGCGTGGTTATCGTATGCTTATCGAATTGGTTTACACCATTCGGGTTGCCTACGAAGTCCGAGCATGTCTCCACAACTCCATGTGTCTTGCTCCCGTTCAACACGGTCGGCGGATCAAAAGGAGGGCCTGACGTATCATAGATACGTTGGGTCCCAAACTCTTGGACCCGAAGATCGCGAGAACGTGAACGAGTTGGCACAAGAAGTCCCTTCCTGCACTAGTCCGTATCCTACGAGGCCAGCATTCTATGCTGAAATGAGAAGAACTCATTAGGGCGCTACCGACAAGGTAGCGCC